TGCTGGTCCATCTATACCGTTTCCACCACCACTATGCATATCTAAGTATTCTTCTGTAACTCTTTTACCATCTTTTCCTATAATTCTCAACGTTCCATGTTGATTGTGCATGTAGTTATACATAGCTATTGTTACAGATGGTAGTTCTTGCATTATTTCTAAGATATCATCTCCACTAAAAGCCATAGAACCTGATGCGTCTATTAATATAGTTCCACCATATGTTCTTTGTCTTTGTTTAAATATCTTTTTATCTATACAGTAACGATTAATGTATTTTGGATTAGTACCGAAATCCATAGGTCTATATTCTCTACCTCTTTTAATAAGACCATTTAGATTAACATCTAAAGGTCCTGTTTCGATTTTCATATCCATCCAACGACCATCGTATTTATTACTATTTGAATAGTTCATATCTACTTTACCGTCTTGTGAAAAACGTTCAGCAATTTCCATCTTGGTTCTAAAGTTCGCAGCTTCTAAGGTATCTTCACCTTCACCATCACCATCTTCTCCGTCACCATTTTGACCATTTTCCATATTAGCCATTTCAGTTTGCTTGTTTTCACGCATAGCTTTTGCTTTTCTAAGGTGTTCAAATACATCTTCTGGTTCTGGTTTATAATCAAACTCTTCCATTAATGAATTGAGTTCTTTAGCTACAGTACGTGTCTTTCTATAACTTGGTTTATAGCCATTATCTATTCCCCAACTATTTTTTCTTTTAAATACTAATCTTTTAAAGAAATGTTTAGCTTGATTAATAGCCCATTGAACTTCTAATACACGTACCTTTGTTAAAGTACCTGAACTTTTAAGTGCTTCAAATGTATCCATAAAATCTAACCATTCGTAACCAGTTGGTTCTACTGACCAGTAACTATTTCTTCTTTCTCTACTTAAGTCATATAAAAACCAAGCACAAGATGTCAAATATAGTAATATTTCAAATGGAGAATGTTCATGTATAAGTTTTATAGCAGTTTCTTGTGATTGTTCTGGACAAATTACCCAGTCTTCAATACCAAGTTCTCTTTGTGCTAATAACCAATGAATACGTATCTCTTCAATAGCTGCAACAGCTAACTCAGATTCATCTGGTCCTAATTTACCTATAGTTTTAGGGCTCCATTTAACATGTCCGAGTTCGTGTCTACGTATATTTTTATCATGGAAATGTCCACATGTATCACATTCGTCTCCAAATGGAACATACATTTCTTTTGAGTTATTTGAAGTACGTGGGCGGCTAGCATCTTCAAACACTTTCCACCCAGATTCTCCAGATACTATTTCAGGAAATGGTACTTTATTCTTCTTCATTAATCTTTTCTAAGTCACTAACTGATATATCATCAGATAGAAATATAGCGTCCATTAATTCATCGGCTCTATCACCGAAGATTAAGTAACCAGCTTCACGTTTATCTAAACCTTTACCAATTAAGTCGAAGAACTCACGCCAAGCTCTTACAGATAACCTTGATTCTGAATCCATTGATAAAGATGTATCAGATACTGTTGCTCTCCAGCTTTCTGGAAACATATCCAAAGCTTTCGGGTGTATAGTATTGACGTTAATCTTTACTGGGAATCTATCTTTAAGTGCCATAGGTAAGCTTTCAGGCAAAGAGTTAGTAGTTGCAATAACTGTAAAACCTGGTTCAGGTCTTACTGTTTCCTTGTTGTCATTGTTTAATGTCAACTGTGCAATATCTTTGTCGTCTAATATAGCATGTAAGAATGTCATAGCGTCTGGTGATGCGTGGTCAATTTCGTTAATAACTAACCTACCACCTGTACGCCATGCTTGGATAGCAATACCATCATGCCATTCAAATCCACCATCTGAACTTGGTTTGTAAAAACCTTCCAAGTTAGCTGAAGCTGTATCTTCAGTCATAGTAATTTGATAAACATTTGGGTCACCGTCCATGTTTAGTCCTACTTTATTTGTAGCTGCTGCATATGTTTTTCCAGTTCCTGGAGGGCCATATAACAATACCCTATCTGCATTTCCAATAGCTGCAGCTACTAATTGCCAACAATCCATTATTATCCTTTCTAAAATGGGTTATTAGGAACATATTTACAATAAATGTCAATATCTCCTTGCTTATTTTTTCTTTGTTTAACTTTAAAGTTTCCTTTTTCAGCTAAATGTTCTATATTCTTTTGTGTCATATTCTCTATATTGGATTTCACACCTGATATCCAATTAGTAGTAACGCCTATTTTGTACCACTCATGCGGCGTAGATAATAAAGTTCTTACTTTATCATCTGTTAATAATTGGGGTTGTTTACCGCTTCTATTAATACCAGCTGCAGGTGGAATGGCTCTAACTATCTTCGTTTCTTTTATCGTCATTATCTTTTAACCAATCTTCTATAGAATCTCCTATATCTTCAGTATTTGCTATTACATTATCTACAGTTCTATCATGTGCCATCTTATAATTCTTTTTTAATACGGCCATTACTGAAGTAGGTTCTGTAAAGAAATATTCATTAAAGTTACCTTCTTTTATCATCCAATCTCTGAATGCAGATGCTACTCTAATGTCATTGTCTACATGACCTTCGTTTGCTTTCTCTTCAATAACTTTTACATAACCAGTTATACCTTCCATTTTTCTGGCTTTATCTACATCATGTGCTCGTCTAATAGCACTTTGTATATCTGGTGCAAATATTTCATATGTTGATACGACTACTTCTGTTTCATCGTTATCATCATCCATCATTTCCATATGTGCATTACTACCCCATAGTTGTTTTCCTAAATGGTCTTTAAAGTAAGCCATCGTCACTATATATTCTTGGTCTCTATCTGTAGAAACCTCAATATGTTCATGGCTTTCAGTTTTTTTCTTATCTTTCATATTCTCCTTAAATAAGTTATTTTTATAGGACTCTCACAATACCCATAGGGGAAAAGAGAGTCCTCGTGGACGTGCTGGGAATCGAACCCAGGTTATCGTACGTATTCGGGGGAATATGTATAACTAATCCAATTCACGCCCTACACATTTTTTATATGTACTAGCAACACATAAGCCAATAAGGGTTTATCCAAAACCCGCCAATGTCTTTTTAATCAGTACATCAGAACCTATATGTTGCGTACTACATATAAATTCCGCCTTGTTGATAAAAGTAGCTACCTAATTTCAGCGACTGGAGTCAACAGGGCATATATTTAACCAGTTCTTACTCTTAGGTAGCTAAATCAAACTTAGGTTTATCTCTTTGTGCTGCTTTTATATTTGGAAATAGTGCTCTATCATCAGGTACTCTTTTAGTTCTTATCATTCTTTTATTTTCATATTTAAAAAAGTAATAAGCATAACCAGATTTAAAGTATCTTACTTCTTGAACACTTAATGTATCTCCAATTAAACTCCAACAATACATTGATGGATATTTTCTTGGTCCACCAATCTTAGGATATTTAATTTTTCTATCACTTAATGATATTGTGCTTCTACTCACAACAATCACATCCTCTCTCTAGTGCTGTTATATTTACTTGTTCATGTAATGTAAATGCAGCAACATGTTTTTCGTGTCTTACACATCCAATTAATATTTGATTATCTATATTGACACCTACTTCTAAATTACCATATTCTCTAGGTGATAAATCCATAGGCATATCTTCCATACATTCTGCACAGCTTAGATAAGCAACCATTTCATGTGATTTAATTTCTTCCATTATTCATCAACCTCCTGTTGATTTAATATTGCAAGTCCTTCTAACTCTTCTGCACAAGGTGTGCAATACCAATTATCTCCTACAAACATACCTTTATTCATTAGTATTGCTTTATAAGTTATTTCACATTTGTTACAAGATTCATACATTATTCTTCTTCCTCGGATGGTGTTAGCCAACTGTTGTGTATTTTCTCGCCATCATTAGTAAATGAATAACCTTCGTCATTCATTGTTCTTCGCCTTTATTAATAACATCAATTTGTTTCTTCATTTGATATCTAACTGCCTCTAATAACATTGAAGCAAATCCTTGTACCTTTTCGTCAACAGAGTCGTTAGAAGACCAATTCTCTAGGTCTGATAACGTCCACTGTAGGACGATTTGTAAAGAATCTTTTTGTAATAATTGTAAATATTCTTCATCAATTTCTCGATTTGTATATTCCATAATTCCTTTCTTTCCTCTGCAGGTATTTCTACCTGCTTTATATTGCATTATTTTTACCGTCATCACAGCACGTTTGATATATATATAATTTTCCCTTTGGGCTTAAAGTTTATATCCCTAGCCACCTTACTTATCCTTCGGATTTCATATGTGGCAGGTTATTTTATATTATCCAAACACATTCGGCTACTGTATTCAACAGGTCTCTCGCGACCTGCTCCACCGACCTTCCCTTGGGACATTATCGTGACCGTGCTTTCCGATTACTCTGATGTCCATATTTGGTTAAGAAGTTTGTGCTGTACTATTTTATAAATAGCTTGTAACACACCTTCATAGTTTCTTCGCCTAAGCTACTACCCACTATTACTACTATGTGCTACAAGCTACCTACAACTCTTTGTTAAGTGGAGCTTAACTTTAAGTTATAAATAGCTTCTCCTTTGCAGGAAATTATTCTTCCTCGTCTTTTTTATCAATTAAAATACTAACGAGACTTTCGTTTAGTTCAGATTGTATTTGAAGTTGTTTAGTAATGCCTTCTAGCATATTAAAAACATCGTCAAATATTCTACGTGTTTGTTTGTCCATATTATTCCTCCTCGAAATATTGTCCAAATTCATTTATCCATATTTCCCATAGATTTATAAAGTCTCCAAAGAACAGGTCTTTTCGTTCTTCAACTAATTGTCCTGTTTCTGGGTTGTATGCATATACATCAAATAAATCGCCGAAATTGTGAATTACTTTATATTGTAAAGCTACATCATTTACAGTAAGTGTAAAAGATATTCCACCTCTATGTTCTGTATCTTCGTGTTCTGGATAAATTGTTAAATCTTCCATAACATTTTTAATGAACTCAGGTAGATAATCCATTATAGCTCCTGCACTATATGTATTTGATTGCGTCTTCATGTTATTCCTTTTCTTATTACTTAAATTTTTTATAGATAAGTTGTAACACATAATTACACAACCTAATTAAAGGTTACCTTTGAAGCAGTATTTTACTTCCCTACCAGCCATTAACCTCATCATGTGTTACAATCTTATCTTTATATCACTTGCGTGATATTATTCTTCTTCAGAAGAATATTCAAAAGCATTATCTACTTTTGTTGGTGCTGACCATATATTTAGAATGTTTAATTCATTCTTATATACAGTTTGACCAGTAATTTTATTGGTGAAATTATTAGATTGAAGTTTCGCACTAATCATTAGCCTACCAAATGGTCTTGGTTGTTCTGGATTATGATTAGCTTTCAAGAAATCTTCGATTTCATCAACTAACTCATTACCATATGCAACACAAGTCTCACTTGCTTGCTTATTATTTCTACCGTCGGCAATAAATTTAATACCATTGATATATTTATTACCTGTTTTACTAGAAACACCAACTCTCGGACTTCCGTCCTGAGTTACTGTAGTCAATGCACCAGTTAATATCACTTCGTTTACTTGTTGAAGCGAACCTGTGTATTGTTTTAGCAATGTAGTTACCTTTCTACTTCGTACTTATTGTTCCGAAGATTATTTATATTTAAAAAAACTTGTTTTATATGTCTGGGCCAAGCTCCCGAAAGGGAAAAGCCCAGACATACGTTTATTTATCTAATGAGTTCGTAATTTTTAATCTTACGTCTTCATTTTGATAAATAAATAAGTAGTGCTTAAGAATTTTTGATGCACTATAACCTTCATCAAAATCCTTTAGCTTTTTATTATTTATATATATTGTGTACATATACTCGCTTTCTATATGATTTTAAAATATGTATTAACTAGACTTCTAACTTTATACCGTAACGTTGTGGATTACTGGTGTAAAAGTCTAGATAATAGATACTAAGATAATTAACCGCTTAAGTCCCATGTTGGATTTACTTGGTCGACTTGTGTGTTGGATAATTATTTTTTATTGTATTTATATTTTCATTTGGTCGCCTATGGCTCCCGTAAGGGAAAAAGGCGACCATAGTTATAACATATCTTTAATTTGACTTAATATATTTATTATTACAATAAATATAATAAAGTAGAATGTATAGCTTTTCATAGTTCCTTTCGTCTTTAATTTATTTATTAACAAGATATATAATAAACTAAGGGAAGATTGCTCTTCCCTCAATTTATTCAGGAGGTGAAATTATGCCAATAATCTCGTTTCACCACATGGTGTACATAAGTCTTGTATCCATAGTTGGTTTTCATTATCCCATTCTTGGATTTTCTTTATCCAATATGGTTTACCTAATTTTGCATTTGTTCCAAGATTCTTATTCTCATTACAATCTTTGCAAGTGTATGTCTTTTTACTCATATATATATTCTCCTTATTTATTAATATTGTATGAACGCGAAGCGTTCATTATTGAACCCAAAGGGTCCCTCTGGGAAAAGGGTTCAATACAATATTATAAATAGTAGAGAATACTATTCATTTCTGTTTGGATACATACTATCTTATTCAGATAGTATCCATACAGAAAGGAATAGATTTAATCTATATGGGTATATATTAAAAAATATGTATGGTCTTTCCATACATATTATTTCATATAGATATAAGACATTAAGTCTTATATCTTTTATATAGGTAGTGTGTTGCGAAGCAACACTTAAGTTTACTTAATCTTTGACCTACCTATGTAAATCTTAGTGTTCTAAGTATTATACGTATGTAGAAAAATATATGCTGGTAATCTTTCGTACATACAATAACGTAAGTAGGGATTGACGTTTCGGACATAGCGGGCTATATAAAAAAAGAAGGTTGATTAGAAAATTTCTACAGTTCTTGGGTACTTAGTTTGTGTTTCTACTATATCGTGTGACCGATTCTAAGCTTTCTGACTCCCGATGCCAACTTTACCTGTGACTGTTTACTTGCTCCTAATGTTTGTAATATTTAGTACATTAGCACTATACTAAAATCTACGCAACAATCTACAAAGGATTAGACTTATGCCCAATTTGATATGTTCAGCACCTAGCTGTAAAAAAAGACTATCAGGCAAACAAAGAAAGTTTTGTAGCACCCAATGTAATAAGAGAACCTGGGCTCAAACTAAGAGACATAATAAGAAAGTTGAAGAGAAACCTATAAATAAAGACTTCAAAGCTGACAAAGGCGACTATGCAAGTGTACGTAGAGGCAAACACTATGATGAATTTAAAGAACTCTATGCAGATTCACTAGCTAACGGAGACATAACAGTGGTAGGTGTAGCAGGAATTTTGGACACCAGTTCAGCAACTGTATCCCGCATGCTCGCTGCCTACAAGGTAGACATAAAAAATGAGATAGCAGCCGAAGGATGGGAAGTAGACGAAGACTCTCAATCAACTCTTGCAAATTTTTCTAGCTTTCGCAATAAGTACTTCGCAACAGAGACAGGGGAGAAGTATGAAACTGCTGATTTCCATGAGAACTGGATTAATAGTATACTTACAGCTATAGACGAGGGGAATGAATTATTAATATTAAGTCCACCAAGACATGGAAAGACAGAACTGTTAATCCATTTTG